GCTGAACAGAAGGCGCACGAGCATGATAACAAGACTATCCTCGACACTATCTCTCAGGATAAGGTCGATGCGTGGGATGGTGCTGTTGCCAAGCAGCATGAGCACGCAAACAAGACCGTTCTCGACGGTATCTCCGCTGAGAAGGTCGAGGATTGGGACAGCAAGGCTGCTGGAAACCATGAGCACGATATTACTGAGCTGAAGCAGGCTTCCGGTTATGTGGTGTTCAACTGCGGAAACGCTTCGATCAATATCTGAGCGCTGATAAAATAAAAGCGGTCCCCGTCGTACTGCGTGTACGGCGGGGATTCGTCTTAAAGGAGGCTGCTATATGGTTGAGTACGCTGCGCGGCTCAAACACAAACGGGATACGAGTGCGAATTGGACCGCGAAGGATCCTGTACTTCTGAATGGCGAGATCATTTTTGTCGACACGTCCGCTGGCGATATCCGGGTAAAGGTCGGAGACGGAACACGAAAGTATAGTGAGCTTCCGTTCCTTGACGAGGCAATCTACAGCAAAATTACGGATGCGACCAGCGACAAAGTGAAGAAAACGGAACTTGCGGCTGTTGCAACGTCAGGGAAATCGAGCGACCTCGATAACGACGCGGGCTTTCTCACGCTGGCCTCTCTTGGATATCAGCTTATCAGAAATGCCGACAACAGCCTGAGCTTGAGATGGGGTGAGTAAATGGCAGACATTGATTTACTGAAAAACAGCAGCTTTGAAATGAAAATGGACAAGTTGGTCGAAGCAATCAGCGGAGGCGGTATCTCAGAAAAGCCGGTCACGTTCGAAGTGGCTGCTTCGCGCGAGAATATATCCACCGGGGAGAAACTGAATATTCTGTTCGGAAAGATCGCCAAGTGGTTCTCCAGCCTTGGCTCGCTTGCGTTCAAATCATCTGTTGCGAAAAGCGATCTCTCATCCGGGGTGCAGGCGTCGCTCGGAAAAGCTGATACTGCGCTGCAGAGCTACACGGAGACGGACCCGACGGTTCCTGCGTGGGCGAAAGCAGCGAGCAAACCCAAGTACACTGCTGCTGAAGTCGGGGCGCTTCCGTCGAATACGAGCTACGTTACTCCGACTGCCCTCAACAACAAGATTGGCCGGACGACGAACGTAAATGCGGCAGACACGAACTATACGACCTACATGGCCCGTGGCGAGGCACTGTTCTCAGCAGAGACAACGCCATCTGTCAACGGAACCATTGCCTGGCAGTACGAATAAGGAGGGACGGCACATGGCACATATGGCACGAGCGGCGGGGACGGATTACGCCGTCGCGGGCGGCAAGACCCTCATCGACGGCACGGCGTACAGCGTCGTCGCTACGCGAGAGGTGGAGAAGACCATTGTCATTACTGGCAAACTGCCGTCCACTGTAAGTGGCAGCTTCACGGTTAATGATGCACGCTTAGATTACGACAAATATGAAGTCGTGCAAGCGCTGTACGTAACTGCCGGATATTACAATATGACTGGGGTGACAGTCTTAATTGTGTATGAGAAAGATTATCAGAAAATGAATGGAATAGTTTCTGGCGGAAAATACAGCGGCATCTCATCTAAAGATAGCCCAAGTGTAACATCAATGTTTAATTTTTCACAAAACGGAAAAGCGGTGCTCCCAGCGTTCCCATCTGCAAATTTACTTGTTGAGGGTAGCATATACACCATCGTCTTGGAGGCCAAAACATGAGTCACAAAACCCTGATATCCGGCACGGCGTATGAGGTCGTGGGCGGGGCACAGATGATAGATGGAACGAAATTCCAAATGGGGGGGGGTAAAACCCTTCTTGGCGGCACGGCGTTCACCATCCCGTTTGCCAAAGGCGTGCCGCTGAGCACCATCACCCCCGGCGCGATCCTGTACCTGAACGAATCCGGCAGCCCCGTGCCGTTTTATATCGCCAAGCACGACTACGAGAGCGGGCTGAACGGCGCAGGCCGGACGCTGGTGGTGAGGAAGGATTGCTATGATAAGCGGATGTTCGGTTACAGTGGCACCTATGCGGGTGAGTCATTGGATAAATGGACCAGTGAAACATACGTTGCACTGCTAGATGCTAGGGTTCGAACAGAGATGGAGAAAACTACATTTTACAGCAACGAAGCCACAATTCAGCGTGCAGCGTTTCAACTTTCTGCTACAGAATATGGGTTCCCAGGAGGCGGCATGTGGACTGATGAAGGGACTGCGTTGCCGATTGCAAGAACTTTAAGAGTTGCATACCGCAACGGTTCCAAAGTTGCTCAATGGACGCGAACAAAGCGAGGCGCTTCCTTCATATGTATCATAGGAAGTGACGGAAGTCTTAGCATGAACGGAGGCTTCAGAGACTCATATGGCTCGCGCCCTGCATTCACGTTACCCGAAGATCTAGCCGTCACTGCCAACCCCGACGGCACCTACACCCTTGCAGCATAAAGGAGGACCCACATGGGCACACACCACATTTTGAAAGACGGCACGTCCTACGCCATCAAAGGCGGCACCGACTTGATTGCTGGTACAAGTTACCAAATCGGGGGGGTGGTCGAACGCTGGTGAATGGGACGGCGTATGAGATAGGATTTTCAAGAGCGGTTACGATCACGATCACAGGCGATGGCGGCGGTGGCCGCGAATTAACCTCTGTAACCATTGACGGCGTCAAATACATAAGAACAGCTACGGTGGAAGCCATTACTGGAACTGAAATCGTATGCTATGCGGCAAATGGCGGCTGGGATTACGGAGCAATCTATCTGAATGGTACGGTTGTTGCGAGCGGCAGCAGTCATGGAGGCGCAAGCTACACATATATCGTAAAGTCGGACATGGAGATTAAAATACAGACAGATATGCGGTTCACCGGGAGCATTTATCTCACAACGAAGTAACGATTCACATCACCGAAGAATAGGAGGTCAACATGATCTACTTCAAAGCGAATAACACCGAATATCCGGCCAGCATTGCCGGGAAAGTCACCGACAGGGACTGGGGCGGGCGCGAAAGCAAGGCCGTCACGCTCGAGATGACCCACGCTGCCGCCGTGCAGCTGTTTGTGGACGGACTGGTATGGTCGATTGTCCAGCGCGACACCGTGCCGGTCTACGGCGAGGACGGCAACCCCACCGGCGCGACCGAGGAGCAGGTGCAGGAATGGGACAACGCCGACTACTGCGTCGCGGGCAGCATCGCCGACAACCGCGACGGCACTTGCACCTGCAAGATGGGTAAAAAAACCGAGGCTGAGCTGATGCAGGAGCGGCTGAACGATGCTGAAACAGCAGCGAAAATTCTTCTTGGGGAGGCGGAGTAAATGGGTACATATACAGAAAGAGCGCGAGCGCTTCGTCCATTTATCATCAAGGCTGCTGCAAGCCTTAGTGATGCTGATGCATTGCAGGCGAAGGAACTTTATGCCCGCTGGGCCGCCGGAATGGTGGTCGAGCCTGGAGATCGTCTTGTACATGCAGTCGATGGTGTAGACAAGCTTTTCCGTGTTAACGAAGGTCAAGGTCACACCACTCAGGAAGATTGGGAACCAGACAAGACCCCTGCACTGTTTACAGTTATCAACGAAACCAACGCCGGCACAAAAGAAGACCCTATACCGGCATCTCGTGGCATGGAATACACCTATGGCCTGTATTATACGGATCCGGAGGACAGCAAACTGTACCTCTGCGAGCGGATTGGTGTAACTGCCGGCAGCAAGATCACGCTGCAGTATTTGCCGCACGAATTGATTGGGCAGTATTTTACGGAGGCTACGTAAAGAAATCCCCTAAATCTATTACAACGAATTGGAGATGGCCAGATGACACTATCTCAAATCATAGGCGGCAGCAGCGCCGGTCTTGTCCTGCTGCTCACCCTAATTGAAATCGCGCCGATCAAGGTAAATCCTTGGTCGGCGTTATTTTCTGCAATCGGTCGGAGGATCAACAAGGAAGTCCTCGACGAAATAACTGAGCTCAAGAAAAACATGAAGGAGATCCGCGATGTCAATGATGAGCGGAATGCAAAAGAATGCCGCTCACGCATCCTTCACTTCGGGGACGAGCTGTACCATGACGCGCGGCACACGAAAGAGCACTTCGATCAGATCCTGGACGACATCCATGAATACAGCCAGTATTGCGAATCTCACAAGGACTTCAAAAACGACAAGACTGTCTTAACCACGGCGAAAATTCGGGATACCTACCGGCAGTGTGTCGATAAGCACAGTTTCCTTTGAGCGGAGGAAGTGTATGGACAATAAAGACGAATTAGAGCGGGACCCTTCCGGAACGGAAACCAGCAAGAAGCTGTACTACCTGTTTATTCTTGTCGCAATCGTCCTGCTTCTTGCGGTCGTTATTATCTCGGCTTCCGGAGGATGCTGCACGGACCTCGTAACCGTAACCGTCGCGTGGATCGGATTTCTGGCTGCCTATTCGGCTTTCTACTTGTGGAAGTCGAAAAATGAAAACAGGGCGAAATATGCCCAGAAATTCATCCGGAAGTTTGCAAACAAGTATGGCGTCGATGCGGCCATCCGCATCTCTGAAGTGGTGTTGAAAGATTAAAGGAGGACAATCATGAAAAACGAATTTGTCGATATCACGCTTACCTTACTCACGATTTGTGCGTTCACGCTCGTGGCATTTTTGCTTTCTGCCAGCAAGCAGAAGGTACGGCAGCTCATCAGCGAACTCGTGCAGAAGATGGAGGACGCTGTTCAAGGCTCCAACATGGGCGCAGTCAAAAAGGAACGCGTTATCGCCCAGCTCCGCACGATGGGCGTTCATGTGACACAATGGGTCGAGGATACCATTGACGAGATCGTTGCCGAGCTGAACAAGAGCAAGGCATGGCTGAAAACGGAGGTGAGCGGCGATGATGAAAGCAAGTGAACTTGCCGCAAAGGCTCTCGATATTGCGAAAAATTACCTCACCGTCTATGTCTGGGGCGCTGTAGGCTCCCCGGTCACAGAGCAGACGATCAGCGACAAGGTCAAGCAGTATCCATCCAACCGGACAAGCGGCCATGAAGCGCGAGCGCGAGCGGTCATCGGGAAGAACGCATGGATGTTTGACTGCGTCAACCTGCTCAAGGCCATCCTCTGGGGCTGGAAGGGCGACGCCAGCAAGTATTACGGCGGCGCAACGTACTGCTCCAACGGCGTTCCCGATATCAATGCCGATACCATGTTCGCCAGGTGCACACAGCAAAGCGCCGATTTCTCCAACATTCAGGTCGGCGAAGCGCTGTGGATGAGCGGCCACATTGGCGTATATGTCGGCGACGGCCTCGGCGTTGAGTGTACGCCGGCGTTCAAAGGCGGCACACAAATTACCGCCGTCGGCAACATTGCGCCGAAGGCAGGCTACAACACCCGCCGCTGGACGAAGCATGGCAAGCTCCCGTATGTTACATACGATGGCTCTGCTGCTCCTTCTTCTCAGAAGAATGGCAAGATCGTCGTGAATGGCAAGGAATGTCCGATCAACCTGATTCTTCGCAATGGCACGAACTATGTCAGCGAAGCAGATCTGTTTGAGATCCTTGGTCTCGACATCAATGAAATCGATACGATCAACAATGCCGGCTCTCCATTTGTCAAGATCCGAGATATCGCAAAGGTCGCCGGCTGGAAGGTGAGCAGCAGAGGCAATGTCGCTGTCATCGACACCAAATGAGGAAGAAACCAAAACGCGGCGACCAGCTGCAGCTGATACTCGCATCCGTTTATGCGAGTCCATGCGATAAGGAACCGACAAAGTTCTGTTCGGGAGCCTACTATCTGTGGGACGATGAACAGAAAAATGGAAGGTATCCGATCACGTCCACATACTCAAGGTGTGGGATTCATGGCTATATCTCTGGATGGATCGACAGAGATCATGTCACAATTCAATATTGAAATCAGGCCCTCTCTCGGAGCAATCCGGGGGAGGGCTTTTTTTGTTTGTCCAGAGGACAGTCCGCGGACAGTCCATTGGACGTGTCCTTGGGACAATCCATGGACTGTCCACTGGTAAACATAAACGTAATCATAACCATAAACGTAACCATAAACTTAAAGGTAAAATAGAAAAAGAAAATATAAAAAGAAAAAGATGCCCTCACAGACAAACAAGATATCCGATAACGGATATATTTAGAAATATAAAGATAAAAATAGCCGAAAACTATTGACTTTCGAGCGCGATACCACTACGATTAGTTCAGAGGGCAACGAAACAAAGTCGTGGTCCATTGGACGAAAAAACGGCCTATCCGCCACAAAGCCGCTCAAAGGGCGGCACAGCCTTTTTATTCCCGAACATCAAATTACACCACCGAGCGCGGAAAACCGGAGCCACAGCCGCCAGAGGGCTGGCATCACAGTGTTCCCTTGAGTTTCAAAACGATCAACTGCATTTCTTGATTTGCAACTCTGGAGAAAATGGAGATACTTTATTAGATATGATCCGGATTTTCTGCAAAGCACAATCCTGCACAAATGTCCGGTGGACAGTCCGCGGACAGTCCGCAGACGCGTCCAATGGACATTCTATGGAACGTCCGTAGAAAAGTCCGTGGACTGTCCCAGGAAATAAACTCAAATGAAAGGAACGTGATGAAGTATGAGGAAGGAAAGATGCACCAAGAAGGACTACTATCTTGGCATCGCAAAAGCTGTCTCTGCCAGGTCGACCTGCCTGCGGAGACAGTATGGAGCCGTCATTGTCAAGGATGACGAGATTATCGCAACCGGCTATAACGGGAGCCCGAGAGGAACGACCAACTGCTGCGATAGCGGCGAGTGTTGGAGAGAAGCGAACGGGATCCCGCATGGTCAGCAGTACGAAAAGTGTGTTGCCGTCCATGCCGAGGAAAATGCGATCATCTCCGCCGCGAGGCGGGATATGATCGGGGCTGTCCTTTACCTGTATGGAGAAGAGAATGGGAAGCCCATTGACGCCGAACCCTGCGAGATCTGCAGAAAGCTCATCCTGAATGCCGGGATCAGCCTTGTCTATAAAAGCAAATGTGGAGAGTGAGTATGGAAGATACAAAATACGGAGCAAAAGAGATCGTCCGGAAGGCGGTAGGCATCGCAATGGAACATCCGGAAGACCGGGCAGCGATGTTTGACCTCATCACTGAGCTGTATGGGACGCAGATCTGGTCAGACCTGTGCGAGGTCAATACTCCGGATAATACACAGACGGAAATTGACAAGAAGCAGCTCGAAGATACAGTCGCAGCTCAGGAAAATGAAATCCGAAGATTGCGGTCTATCCTCGATGCTGCTGTCCGAAGTCATCAGATCTGTAAACTGTGTGCGCTCGACGGAGACGAGCATTCGAAGAGCTGCCTCATTCATGATGGAATCTGCGGAGGTTTTTTTGACTCCCGACTCGGGAAATTCGGTGCGGAAAACCAGTAATGGAGAAAGGATAAAAACATGAATACATACGACATCAAAAAGCATCTTATCGGCGTTGGGATCAGACCGAGCTGCGCTGGGCTGAACTATCTTTCGGAGGAAATAATGGAAGCAATGGAGGCATCCAAGAAGATCCTCTTTTATAACCTGCATCAGGAGGTAGCGAAGAAGTAAAACACGACGCCTGGCGCGGTAGAACGTGGCGCGAGACATGCAATGCAGCGGGCCATGGACGAGAACCCGAACTTCTTCGAGGACATCGGAAGCAGCGATTTCTTCTGGGATAAGAAATTCACGCTTTCTGATTTTGTCTACTCTGTTGCCTATCAGCTGCAGGAAAAGGAACGTTTGAACGGGAAGGACGACCGTCTTTTGAAATCAGCGGTCTCCGCATAACGCCGCCGTGAGAGTAAGAGCAGGTGAAATCTATGCGTGAACTTATTTGCCAGATGTGCGGAAAGACATTCATTCAGACCAACCATAACAAGAAAAAGCAGAAATACTGCTGCCGGGAATGCGCAGATAACGCCAGAAGACGCGGAACGCTTTCGTGTAAGAATTTCCCACAGGGTATGCCGTACACAACGGTCAAGATTGAAATCACAAAAGCAATTCCGATTTTTAAGTATCTGCGGCCGCAGGTAGGCGCGGTTTATGAGGCAGAGCGTTATGACTGCACCGGTGCCCTTGGGTACGTTATCGAAATCAACGGGAAGAAGATCAATGTCCGACAGGATGAATGCAAGGAGGTTGTTGGCTGAATGGGTACGCTAGAAGACAATGCTGTTGTCAGGGCCCTTGGAACTGTTGAACGAGAGTTGAACAGAACTTTTGATTATAACAGCATCGTGCAGAAAAGAAAGAAGCAATACTCGAAAGAAAGACTGAAAATGCCGCTGTCGGCAATGGAACTGCATGAAATGAACGGCAGGCCAGTCTACGTTGGCGCACCATTCAACTATTGGGCGATTGTCGATGCAAAAGGTGATACCGAAAAAAACAAGGTCGTATCTGCCACTGTCAAAATTGAAGGAAAACTTGCAAGGCTCATTCCTGCACCCAGCCTGTATCTCGTTCCGAATAAAGAAGACAAATGGAGCGGGAGTATCGAATTTGTAAAACCGGAAGGTGAAGAAAAAGAGTGAATGGATATCACGAAGATGTAACTGAAAGCTATCAGGAGATTTTGAAACTACGGAAGCTGCTCTCTGAGGCAAGAATTCCGCACGAGTTGAGACGCTGTTTTGACGGGTGGCAGATTCTATATCCTGATTCCAAGAAAACAAAGTGTAGCGTTATCGAACACTGCTACAGCTACGGGCATGACTTAGATCGGCTTGAGATTATGGGATTGCTTACAAAGAATGAAAATAAGCGGGATTCTGTGCTTGGAAATCTCGACGCCAAAGAAGTGTTTGATAGAATCCAACCCCATTATGAACACAACTTTAAGAAAAAATGAGTTGTTACAAATGCAAGTGCAATATGTGCATATACAGCTGTGAGTTGGGATCTCAGTACATTACTGTCGGAGAGGTTCAGAACGTCGAAGATATCTGCTGGTGTTGCGATGAGTGCAGCTGGTACGACGGAGATATTCATAAACGCTCACAGAAGCATTTTGAATGCGAGAAGCATCAGTATCCGAAAAAGTACATTCAGATGCGGCAAATGCACGAGGAGATGAAAGCAGAAAGAAGGCGAAGGTGCTTTCGGGTGCTGGATGGAAACAAGGACGCTGCGAATTCAGTAAAAAATGAGGAGTGAAAATGCTCAAAATCGAAAATACGGAAGTCATTGGATGGGGAGTAGCTATCAGAGGGATCCGCAATCCGATGGACTCTTTGGAGCAGAGCGATAGCGATTACCGACCAATCCTCTGCAAAAGGTGCGATAACTGCATGTCGTATCAGCTTGAGCAATGGGGTGACTGTGAACAGTGCGAAGTGGAGAAGCAGGCAGAAGCCCATGTCGGTTATATGGTTGGCCCCAATGATCTCGAACTCATGACTTGCCTTCGCAACGCTGGTACGGATCATCGGAAGTTCATGCAGATGGTCAATGTGTACGCTGACATCACAGCTCCACTCTATTGGTGGAGTGAATTCAAGGCTTACTGCACAGGCGGAGAGTTCGGAGACAACGAGCCAGAGATCATTGATAGCTGGTATTTGAAGCATGGCACCAAGAAGGCTTCCTGCTCAGATGCGCATGATACAAAGAAATTCAAGTTAGAAGACTTTAGCTACGATCAGCTAAATATGATCTGCGGACATCAGCTTGAGAGCACAATTGAATTTCTAAATTTGTATTGGCGCATTTATGAGGACTGGGATTCGCTTGACGCCAATTCCCAAAATGCGTTCCGAGTATCTACGAAAAAAGAGGCATGGCGGCAGATGATCAAGCTTATGCCGAGTTCGTACAACCAGAAGCGGACGGTGATGCTGAGTTATGAAGCTCTGACAGAGATGTATAAGTCCTGCAAGAACAACGAGCTCGACGAGTGGCAGGTGTTCTGTGAGTGGATCAGGAGCCTTCCGTATTCGGAGTTGATTACAGGAGATAAAAAATGATGGTTAAAGAAATCTGCGAACGCTGCGGAAACACGTTCAACGCTGGGCCTAATGCTCATTTCTGCATGGCCTGTAGAAAAGAAATGCTGAGTGAGCAGGCAAGAAGGCGCAATCTCAGCAGACTCGGGAATGACGCCAGGTGGCATAGAAAGGAACAGGAGAAAAGTCGATGAGAAGACTGATGTTCAACCTCAAATTGAAATTGCGTGCATTCATCTGCAAGGTAAAAGCTGGCATGATCCACGCTCTTGGTGGGGTGACGAAACTTGAGAGCGCGCAGACGGTGATGAATGACCGTTATACCAGACGGGACATACAGATAAAGACGGCGAGATACACGAGGATGATCGAGCTCCGAGACACGTCACCTGACTATTTCAAATGTTATGTTGAAAGCTTCAAGATATGTGCGCCGAGTGAGATTGGAAGATACTTAGCAGAAAAAGGCGCAATCACATTCAAAAGAGAAGAACGCGATGGAGCAATAGTGCTTACTGCGGAGACGAAGTATATAGAACCGCAGGAGAGTTACGGGCCAGAGCGTGTTATGCCCAGTCAAATTATCTGAATAGGAGATCAAGAAATATGAAAGAATTAGCAGAACTGAAAGACCTTATGGCTGAATTGCTGGATGGTGAAATCCAGTATGAGCCGGAGATGGCTGTTACGGAACGAGGAAAAGAGATCATCAACGAGATTGCAGATTATGCAGAGACAACTGAGCTGTTTAGAAAAGAGCATCATCACGGCGATATGCTTCAAGGAAAGACCTTCTGCGAGATGTTTCTCTATATGCTTGACCGCGTTTGCAATGCGCCGACCATCTTTCATGTGTCTGCCAGCGTCATCCTCCTCATGCCGTTTGTCCGGGATGCCATGATGAAATACCCGCCGGAGGTGAAAAACTGAATGGTTATCGTTGAAATAAATGAAAACGGATTTAAGGTTACCGGAACAACAGACCCGAGTCTTGAGGGCTTCATGGCTTCGAATATGTCTGCAATCTTATTTTCCGCAGCGCAAAGTGCCACAGAAACCATGCACAAATTGAATCCTGCCTTCAAAACGAGTTGGGAAACAGATAAAATTTTCGGCGGGATCTGCGCGACGTGGAGTCCGTCGGACGAGGCGGAAAAGCATAACTGCGAAGGAATGGCTTTGCTGCTGCTTCATGGTTGTATCGCGCTTGCAGGATGTTATCCGGATCAAGTCCAAGTGAATGGTGGCGATACTAAGAAGGAGACGGGAAAATGAAATCTGTGATGATTAGCATTAAACCTTCATGGTGCAAGAAAATCATGCTGAAGGAGAAAACGGTTGAGATCCGCAGAACGAGACCAATTCTTGACACGCCGTTTCGTTGTTACATATACTGCACAGCTGAGAGGGGACTGAAGAATACACTCTTCGTCGCCGGCAGCGACGGAGCGGACTATGCCCTGAACGGCCGTGTCATTGGAGAGTTCACGTGCAAAGAGATTCAGAAAATCTCGAAGCTTGGGTTCGCCGGAAGCGGTTTTAAAGTATATAACGCAACCAGATATGAGAACGGGATACAGAAGCAAGGGATGACGCAAAGCCAGCTGCTTGAGACTTCCTGCCTGACTTTCGAGGAAATGGACAGGTATCTTCACGGGTTCGGCTTTGCATGGATTGTTTCTGATTTGCACATTTACGGCATCCCGCGAGAACTCCAATGGTTCAAGAAATGGCATGACGACGGCATGTGGTCAACGCTCTTGAATGTCGAACGGCCTCCTCAAAGCTGGGGCTATGTGGAGGAACTGAAATGAGCTGCTACAGCAACGAGAAACGCCAGTGTTGCAACTGTGTTCATGGAATTGAAGAAGGCTTTAACTCTATCAACGAACGGACTATCTACTGCGAACTGACGGCGGAGTGGATGAATGTGAATCTCGGTGAATGCCTCGGAAACTGCGAAAGCGAGGAGGACAAGGCATGGAACGTCTGACGAAATACAGCAAGAGAACCTCACATGAAAACGGCATCTGTTGCACTCATTTTGGAAGTCCTGAATGTTACGAGGTCGGCGGCAACTGTGCCATGAATTGCAAATGGGAAGAAGCTGCATGGGAACGACTCGCAGCATACGAGGACTCGAAATACCCACCGGATAAAGTCGCTTGGGCTGTTGGGACTATCGAAATGGCATTCGATGAAGACGAGACCAGAATCACCCACATGCACGATCTGGCTGTTGCTGATGGAGAGGGACGGGTTGTTATGCTTCGGTTCAAGATCGGCAACACAGCATGGTATTACAATTCAGATTTCGGGACCGAACTCCCATATGTTGTTGAAGCGGTGCATATTTCGAGAGAGGCGACTACCTACGAAGCAAACTGCTCACACGACGGCGAACTGCTGGATTCCATTAATTTTGAAGATTCCGACGTCGGGAAAACAGTTTTCTGTACGCAGAAAGAACTCAAAGAAGCAATGGAGGCAATTGGAGATGGCGTATAGCGTATGCGTCACCTGCGATGTATGCGGCTCTGGGTATCAATGGGAAGACCATTCGGTATCGTATTCTACTGCTGTGAGAATCGCTAGAAAAGCTGGATGGAGCATCGGAAAGCGCGGATGGCGCTGCCCTCGCTGCCAGAAGAAAAAAACTACTGCCGAAAGTGAAGAACACAATATGGAGGATCAGTAATGTTTGACATTATTACAAAGGATGGGAGAAGATACACGGTGTATTATGTACGCACTGCTCCAAACCGAATGTATGTTGACACTTACTTTCTGGTATATGGAGAGACCAATGGATGGTATTGGCTGGATTCCAGCAACTGCATTCCGTGCAAAGAAGGGCGTGAATGATGGAATGCGTTGAAAAGGACTATGTTTTGGCCGTCCTGCGGCTTGCAGCACGCGGAGCCAGCCTGTCAGCAACTATGCGCATTGAAGAGGCGTACAAAAAGATACAGCAATCTCCTGCAGAAAAAGTAGAGCCGATTGTAGAGGCAGAATGGATTCGGGATGAACGTGGATTTTGCATATGCTCGCATTGTGGGGCAACCTGTCCGTATGAAGTCAGCAACGCCGACCATATCGAATACTGGCCCGATATGCTCCGCTGCCATCGGTGCGGCGCCCATATGAACAGAGGAAAGGATGAGCCAAGTGAAGAAGTATTATGAATATGACGACGTTATCAAACTCCTGAAAAAGGTGTGCAGCGTCACTGACGGGAATGTCATATGTGAAGGGAAGGCGTATATGGGGTTGAGCGGAATCCCGAGAAACGTTGAGAACTTCATGCTTGCAAAGAGTCTGCTTGATTCTGCTGAACCGGAGTCGGTTCGGAATGTGACACTCTGCCATAACTGCGAACTATGGAACGAATGGGATCACTGTGGCAGAAAGGAATACGGGAACTTCGTATGTTCTTGCGCGCATTGGTCCAATGATGGATATGCGGTTTATACCGGGCCCGATGACTTCTGTAGCAAGGGGGAACCAAAGATAGTCGACGAAGAACAAATTGAAGTCATTGAATTCTGAGTATGATGTAGTAAAACAGCAGAAATATAAGCCAATTGCCCTGTTGCGATTCTTTGCATTTGCGTGGTATAATCAAAAAAAGCCTGCAAGGAGATGTGACGATGCTTGATAGTATAAAGCGTATTTTTTGGATAAAAAGAAATGCCGGTAAGATCAAGCGACATTACAAGAAGTATCCTTATTCGTTCTATGATATTGATGAGTTCGATGATTTCAACCACGAACATATTTGCTTTGCTTCCAGAATCACAAATGTCGAGCTTTCAGATATCTGTCCTCTGAAGGATAAACCGAATCTCACACCCGGAGAAATGGACGAGTGTGAGCGCTGCAAATATTTCGGCATTGTCTCATATTTGATCGATCCATTAACCGGAGAGAAACAAATCCACTTTGATCTGAATAAGGATGTTGTATCCGTACACGAATAATTGACTACTGAAAAATGGGCGTCCTCTTGAGCGAAATTCAAGAGGGCGCCCGCTTTTTATATTTTAGACAAATTCGGAGTCTAGTTTTGTGCAACATTTCATATTACGGTCTTCAGGACTTTTCCATATACACATACCTCTAGCATATTCAAGGCAGGTAAGGGCGGCAAATGCCCTACACGGAAATATCCAAAAACGGATATATAAGAAAATAAAAAATATGAAATATCCGAAAAATAACTTGACACACGGGTAGGTTATGCTATCGTAAAGATACGATAAATCAATCCCACGCAACACAACAGGAGGTTAAGATGTTTAAGATTAAAACGCAGTCACTGCTCGAAGAAGCGTACTGCCTGCTCAGAGAAATCGAGAAGCGCAAGCAGGCTGGAAGGCGAGATCTCGACCAGTACGAGATCCACATCAAGAAGGAAATCCGGCGCTACAACAAGGCACAGCAGGAAGGCATCATCAGAACCATCATCAGAGATGACGGAATTGACGGATATGTTTCCCTTGAGAAACTTCCGGATCAACTGAACGGCTCTGATATCGACGATGTCAATGAGTGGTTTGAGGAACACCGTGCGTATCCGGAGATCCGCTCCGCGTATGACTGCACTGGCCGGCCGTTCACAAACTGGTTCAAATGCTTCCGCAGGCGCGGACATTGGATGGCGTATCACTCAGTCGGATACGACTGCTGAAAACACATGGCATGGTCTAAAAAAATCATGAAGCTGACCTATCGGGCATACGGGGAGAAAGGAATCATCATGGAAGACAAAATCATCATCGATCGCATGGACGCAGAAGAATTCCTCGAAATGCTTATGGACGCTGCTAACCAGGACAACCCGAACCAGTATTACAGTACCGCACAAATCATTGAAAATATCGCAAACGAGTTCAAGACGCTCTGCGAACTGTAAAATGCCGCCTGACCTATCGGGCATACGGGGAGAAAGAATTTGAGATGGAAAAAATAAGAGTCCATATCAGTTATTTGGACAATTATGTAAGAAGGCTGAGCGAATTGACAAGCGAACTAGCCGAAATGCGGAATAAATATGACGTTACCGCAGAGCGTGGGCAGGTGGAGCGGCTGAACAGGCAGTTGGAGCAACTGCAGGCCGTGCTAAACACACTTCCGCTTGCGTGACAAAGAGCTTTCAAAATGTCTCGTATATTTGGAGAGGGGAAAACATCATGAGCAGGTATGAAAAGATTCCCATGATCGAAATGGCAGACCTGAATGATCTGGAGTTGCTGAAAACGCACCGGATCTACAGCGATGAATTTGAGAAACTGCCCGAGGAACGAAAGCTTGAAATCTATAAGTATTGCAAGCTTCACGCGACTTGCCCCGGATGCCTTGCGAGCCTTGAGCAGATCCGATACGCTGTCACGAAGCTGTATTTTGGATGGCCGGAGAAGGTTGATGATACGGATTCAAGCTCCAGGAAGCAGTACCAGCGCAAGGCGCATCTGCTGAGAAATCGACTCGGGAAAATCATGGCGGTCTATAAGAATGAACACGACGACAGGCGGCTTGCATACAACGTATATCGAGAGATGCTTGAAGCATGCAAGGCAATGGAGTCGGTTGATAACCTCGCAGTTCATTGCGCGTTCAACAAATACTTTGACGAGGAGGAAAAGCTTATTCAGAAAATCATCGATCGCTTCGAGAACGCAGCAACTTGAGGCATATCAGCTGCCATGCGGCTGTGGCACAGGGAAATATGCGGCCAAAACCAAATTATATACACAGGCAGAAATAAGCGTAAAAAGGCGCAGAGGGCGCCACAAGGAGGAACATTATGAACTACAAAGATTACTGCGATTTTGCTGAATATCTCAAGAAGATCACGCCGAATGCGTCGGTCGTCAAAGCGAATGCGGATAAGGCGATGACCTTGCTGATATGCGGAATCCAGTTCCGCCCGGAAGGCGTTGGTGTCTCGCTTGACAGCGATAATGCGGCCTGCAGAGCACTCGGAGATTTTCTTGGGCAGGATGTTGTTGACGCATGGCTCAAGGACTCAATGGCGATTCTTGCAAAGAGCGAGGATATCCGGGCCATATCCGGCATGTTGATGGCGCTGATTGAACGACAGTTCGGGAAGGAGAAAGAAAAGCATGAACAGCCCTGACCGGAAGATCCTCGAAAACGTGTTTGAGGTTTCCATGTGTGCAGCCGAACTGCTCACAGAAAAGAAAATTGAGGTCGAAGATTCACGAGATCTCTGCAATGCGGTTTTGAGCCTGGCAGAGAAATTCGAGCAGGAGCATCCTGACCCGGTGGACTACCTGATGGAGATCTATCTTTTCGCCAGACCGAAGCTGATTGAGCGTTTCAATAAATCATGATATCCGAAAACGGATATTTATATAAATAAAAAACGAAAATCCCCGAAATAACACTTGACTAGATAGGTAGGTATGCTAACGTATAGTCACAAACAAAACATAAACACAAGGAGATTTCGAAATGAACGTTGCGTACATGGAACAGCTTCAGAAGGAAGCAACTGAAAATAAGCTTGACAGTCGTGCGAAGTGGATGCTTCTCCGCGCAGATCTCGTTGGCGAGAATACGGTTTTTGTTCATGATCCTGAGTTCGACTCCACCGCAGATGCGGTAGGATTTGCACAGCAGCTTTCGCTTGCTGGAATCAATGAGCTGTATGTGAGCAGCAGCTGGAGCAATCAGATGGATAACTGGATGGCGATGGATTCGTTCGGCCTGAAGCTTCGGGGTATTGAGAGCATCAAGAACCCGGCGCATGAAAGAAACAACTGGGCCCCGGAGTTTGTTCCCGCATTCAGATTTAGCTTCAAAGACTGAAAGGAGGCGAGCGAGATGACCAGATTTCAGATGGAACTCAGCGGGAAGCTCGGCCAGTTCTGGCAGACCGAAGCCCAGAAGGAACTTGAGCGCGTGAAGTCCAACTTGGACTCGTGCAAGATTACCATTGACGCCGACGGCGTTGCCCGCAACAGCATTGGCCGTGCGCTGGCCGACGATGTGCTCGAAAAGGTTGAGCTGGTCGCTCCCGACTGCGTGAACGTGTCCGCTACT